ACAAGTTCTTTACCATTCCTGCTAAACTGATCAACCCTGCCGTCTGGATGCACAATAGTGATAACACGAACTCCATCCAACTTGACTTCGATGAGTTTCTTTCCTGCGACTTTGCCCTCGTGATTAGCACTATCATGAGCAAGTTGACAGCCAAACACAGGCACGCTATAGCCAGGATAGTCACGCTCTACCACCTTGTTTATGGTCTTTTCACTAACACCACAGCGTAGGTCCTTGATAAGGATACGACGGTACCATGAATTCCACTGCTCCTGTGTACTAGCCAGCATCATGTGATTAAGCATGTCGCGAGCCATGTTGCCGGTGACTTGTCTAGTGACAAAGCCTGTGATAGCCAAGGCAAAGGTATCCCAGTTCATACCATGGTCACTGGTTAGTTGATCAGTTGCCTTCTTCTCGGGCACTTGTTTAATACCAAAGGTGATCATGGGATCAAGAGCCAAGCGGCAACCCTCAAAGAATTCCGAGTTGCCGGCTTGAGCTTGAGCCTCGATAATCTGCTCCTTGTTGGTACGCAGATTGTGTGTTTCTAGTGCTGAGATAACTTGCCAGGGCTTATCCATATATCCTCGTGTACTCTCTATATTTTTGATGTTGCGTTTCATGACTTATAGTAGCTAGTGTTTCAAAATCAGGAACTTGATAATGCGTCCATTTTCCATAAGGGATGCCTTTTGGCTCCCTATACCCTACACTAGAATCTAATAAGATATCAACACGATTCATACCCTTGTATGCTTCATAGGGAATAGCAAAAAAATAAAATTTATCAGGCACTTTACTGTAAATTAGAGCTCTTATCAATCCTGTCTTATTCTTAAGTTTAGTAACGGCACAAGAGTTAGTCCAATGATCACGTTTAATATCGTTGTTTCTAAATTGGCTGCTGCTTTTCTTAGAATCGCTGCCATCGCAAAAATCTTTGCTGTCTTCTGCGATTCTTGTATAGAGGCCATTTGATGCAACTGCCAAAGCGTTTTCTAAAACTGTCTCAATTTGAAGCTCACCATCTGCCACTAATTCCCTGTATTGTGCAATCTGTTTTTTAGATTTATTGGGCCAGCGATAAGGGGCTAGAAAGTCAAAAAATTTATAATCTTCTGGAGTTGCCATTTTTGTACTCATTTGAGTCTCTCCTCGATTTAGTGAACAAGACCAAAACGCTTCGCGCACACTGGGCCATAACCCAATTCAGTGCTGCGACTATCTTTGAGACCGTGGTTGCAAAAACTGCAAGCACCAGTCAAACGTCCATACTTGCCAGCAGTAGCCTCGGGCTCTGCGGCAAACTCTTGTACTAATGATACAACATCGGCGTTGGCTTGTCTAGTAGCATGGAAGTCACCGTTGGCATCAATCCGACCAAAGTACCGATTAGCACCAAACGGACCACCGTCTGTTACAAGAATTTGACCAGCGTACTTGCTAGCGGCGCCAGCACGACCAAACGCAACAGGCTGGCCCTCTACTGACTGGAGCTTGACCTTAATACGCTTGAGAGTCTGTGCAGCACGATCAAACATGGCTTGGATGCGCTGAACGTTGACTTGTAAAGCGGCAGGTGCAACAGGAGCAGGGTTAGTAACACGCTGAGTAAGCGTATCAACCCAAGCCAATTGCTTGTCGCTGAGACGACCAAAACGATAGAAGTTGCTGACTAAGCTGCCAGCGAACTCTGCGTCACGAGCAGCCATTGCGCTCATAGCATTACGCAGAGCCTGAACTTGGGGTTCCTGAGCAGCGTCAGGGGTAACAACACGAGCAGCACGATAAAAACCTTTGTATGCCATTTCAATCTCCGTTGTTTCAGTGTACCGTTAGTATAGCAAAATTGGTCTGGGCGGTCAACCTGTTGTTATTTTACAACTTTTCTAACTTGATATAGTACGCCCTGAGGGGTCTTAGTTTTATAAATGCCCTCAGCTTCCCAATCTGCTTCCATTACGGCGAGCCATTTGCGATCTCGAACTTGAGGCTTGTCAATTTTAATTGCAACACTACGTGCTCTATAGGCGTCATAAATTCTACCGCTATAAAGTGTGTCAAGTACCGCCATCATGGCGTCTACTTTGCGATGCGTTTTCGTATCCCAACGACTTTTGTTAGCAATACTACGCATTCTAGCATCTTGAGCAGCCCACCATTTGTTAGGGGCCTCTTTGTTGTCTTTCTCTATTGTAAGCATAACTAACTCCTAGTGCGTGTTAAGTGCAGGATTACAACTGTTTACAATTTCTCTCTCTGCGGCATGTGCGGGTTTGCGTCCGCGCACTACATCAACCAATAGTATAACATGAGCGTCGGCACCATGCGACCTAATGCTGTTGCATAAAGCCCACGACTTGTTCTCTGTTACGGCGCGGCGAACATGCTTTTGCCAGCGTATTTTAAGTGCACGATTGACTTGGCTACCGCATACTGTAATGCCAATATAGTGCTCGTTTGTCACTACGTTGACGATCATGTACAAGGCATGCTTAGTGTCTTGTCTGCGCTTACGAGTACGAGTTGCTTTTTCCATACTCGTAGTATAGCAAAATGGGTTCGCCGTGTCAAGTTGTAGTGCAAAAACAACACAGTCTGCCTAAAAAACAGGCTAAAATGGCTGATTTCTAAGCAAAAAAGTGTTGTTTTAGAGCCACAGATTGTGGCATTTCTGCAACTTAGTGTAGAGTACGATTTGGTGCTGTAAGTTCGTCTACGCCCAAGATTTCAAGTATGGCTGCTACAACTTCGTTAGGGTTAGTAAACCCGTCCTCGGGACCGAATACAGTTTTTAAGTTTCCTTCGCTGTCTAATAAAAAACCTATATCGGTGCTTTCAATATCTAGATCTTCGCTTTCTTCTAGTTCAAGACTAATTTTGTCTGACTCTGGTGCCGCTACTCGTTTTGACATTATGGAACTCCTTAGTTCACCTAGTATTTACACCTTACTTAAATAAAATCAAACTCATGATAACTGTTTGGGCACAGAAACCAAGGCAGATAGTTGCTATATACAAAAAGTTCCTTTCGATTAGGCTCTTAAAAAACACTGCTATTAAACCGCCCCAGACAAACAACATGATATCAACTGGTGGCATTTTATCGCTTTGGTTAGTTAAAACTGCTAATAATGTTGGTACACTGCTCAAGTGTAACATAATAATAGTTAACCATCCTAGAGTATGAGCACTGATATTACCCAAATGTTCGCGTATGAACTTAATGACTGCTTCGGGTATATGTGCAACATAATTAAGAATTCTAGCTAGGGGTTCATTTGACATCTTGATCTCACTTATAAAAAATGTGTCGGCCTATTTTGGCCACACGCTCACGTTTCCAACCTGGGTTAATGTAGTCGGCATGGAAATAAAGAGCTTGTGTTAGACTAGGTAACCTAAATCCTTCTAACAAAACTTTCTTAGCTACTTCCATGCTTTCTTCATAAACGTCTTTATGTATGATACGACTAGCACTGACTCTGTCACAATACCAGGAAAATTGGCATACAACTTTCTCATAGATAACGTTCTTTTGATAGACTACACGGCATACATCGTTGGGAAATCCGTGATGTTCGGCACGATTTAAGGTAACTTGTGCTACTGCTACCTTGCCTTCAAATGGCTCGTTACCGGCTTCGTGATATATGTTACGTGCTAGGCAACTTAGTTGACGCTCACGAAATTCCGCTGTAATATCGGAACCGCGAATTTCTTCAATCTTATTAAACTTAGTTTCCACAGTCCATTTTAGTAGACCATAGCAACCATATAATCCAGCAAGCATTAATATGATTGCTATTAAACGGATTATGTTTTTTTGAATATCAACAGATTTTTGATCTGCGTTATACAAATTCTCCATAATTACTCCTTTTTTAAGGACGACAGTCCCTATTATATAAGATTTCTCGCTAGAAATCTATTGAATTGAAAAAATTAGGTGTTAGGTATTTATTGACCTAAAAATACACAGATTGAGTGACTTGTGCACTGTCACTATTTCGAATAGCAATTAATTTTGCTTCATAAGTGCTAGCAGTTGATAAGCCAGGAATGGTTACTCCTAGGCTTGGATTGTCTGCTGATAATCCAGTGTAACTAGTAGAGAAACCCCCATCTTCATAAAGTTCTATCGCACATTGATCGGCACCACTTGTGGTCCATGTTAATTTCACACTAAATGTAGAGGCATTTTGTGTTGGGAACGAGTAATTAAATGTGTCAATACTTAAAGCAGCTGGTG